TCAAAGATTAAAGGCCAGTTGAACCCAGAGTCTTCTCTAGCCTTCTTGCGGTTGGCTTTATAGTAAGGAAACACCTCCTTACGCCAGTACTTACGGCTGTCACAAGCAATAACTACTTCCCCGTATTCTTTACCAAACTTAACCTTATGACTTCTAATGGTATTGATTACCATATGACGAAGTAAATTTACGTCAAGTTCTACATCGGTTCTATTACCAATCTCAGCCATTAGGTTTGAGATAATAGTCTGGCTATAATCAATGACTACCATTTATTTAATAACTCTCACAATAATACATTCATCGTTGATACGACCTGTAACATCGTATCCCTTAGTTGTGAGATCGGAAAGAAGCTTACGCAACTTTACCTTACTGGCATCTAGTAATACTTTAAGGAACGCTTCCGGACGACGAATAGAACGACACTCACTCATATCCGGATCATAGTTCTGTAAGGTAGAACCTTTTACCTGAATGCCTTGTACAGAATCTGAACGATAGGCAGCCAATCTCTTATACTTAACATTATATACCCATACCTGAGAAGCCCCAACCATCTCGGACGGATTAACTGATTTAATGCCTAATTCAGTATCTTCTTTCTTAAACTTAATCCTAGCCACTTGCATAACAGGAGGCTTAGCTTTAGCAACCCTAGGCTTACGATTAGCTTTCTTAAACTGTGAATATTTTTCGAGATCTACAATAAAGGAACCAAACAGTTTAACAAGGTTCGCTTGCTGACGACGGCTGATGTTTGAATAACCTTCTTTGACATCTTTATCCGTAGTCTTATAGACTTCAGTAAACTCCATTCCACGTTTACGAGCCCAGGCATCAATATCCTTACAGTAGGGCTTAGGAATAGAGTTAGCCTGCATGTAGTTGTAAAGGTCAAATTCTTTACCGTCCTTAAGAAATTCATCTACCTGACCTTCTAGTTCCCCAATCACTTCTGCAATCTTATCTTGCATATAGTCCTGAACAGAAAGTCTCGGTGTTTTTTCAATCAACACTTTAATTACTTCTTTAGTTGTATATAAAGTTTTAATATAGCTATCTAGGTCTTCAAGATGCCGCGGCAATAGCATATTACCGTTTAATACCATACGAGCAAGCCAGCCGTAGGTTAAAATAATATCACTATCAGAGATATTATCTATATTAACTCCTAAGCCTGAATGTTTAATGTAAGTCTTTAAATACAAGCGCGCTTCTTTTTTACCGTTATCTTGATTGTAAAAATTAAAGGCACGGGAGAGTGCTGATTTATAATTACTTAATTCTGGGGTAATGCCATTCGGCTCATGTATAGCAATTCTACTCATTATTCATCACCTATATTAAATCGAATTTCTGTAACAGAATCATAACGAAATGATCTCCATTCTTTCTTGTCGATATCAAATACCGGGCAAGTTTCTTCACTAACAGTTTTTACTCGATCGGTTTTCTTCTCGTAATCTAGAGTCTTACCTTCTTGCAAGGTACAATTCATAATACGAATAGACCCGTCTTTCTTACGAAAGTGAATATTGACATAGTTCGTACGCAATACACCACCCAACCATTCACGGAATAATTTACGCTCGTCTTCACATGCGTTAGCATAATAAGTAGATTCGTAAGCATGCTTTGCAACTTGATTCATATTTAACTTCCAGTTCTCAAAAATAATGTCTTACCATCTTTAGACTTTTGAAAGTCTTCGATAAAGACATGGTGTTCATCTTCTGATTCAATTATAGCTTTTTCTGCCGCAGCCCACAAGTCCCACCACTGAAGGTTACCACCAGGTAGGGGAACCTTAATAGCTCGATCATGACCCCAATGATCTTTATAAACGAGATTCTCTGCTTCAAGACCAGTAAAGTCAAATATATTAGTTACATCGTATATAGACCAGATAGATCTAAACTTACTTCTATCTTTAATAATATCGAAGTGGACAAATTTAGCATCAAAATCATCATTCATATAATCTCCTGAACATATGTTATTATAACATAGAACTGAGTTACGGTCAAGCGTTACGTTACTTTTTCGTAAGACCAGCGCGTCGGTATAGTGTCTCACTCCAAGTTTCTTTAGGCTTTAAAGTTTCAGTAACTACATCTTCTTCGGGTTGAGGGTAGGAGTACTGACTGGTAAAGACGTCAGGAAATTCTTTCGGTATATCCATCACTCCAGACTGCGGGGGCTGAAATTTAATTAACTCAGAAAGACCAGTTATTGAGTTGGTTTTTGTTTGTAAGTTACGTAATGACATATTTGCTGCAATGAGTAACAGTATAGCCAGAGGATCAAATACAATTACTAAAGCAATAATTACCCACCTTACGGCTTTCTCTAATACATCTACGGTTTGTTCAGTGTAAATGAGTGCTGCAATATACTTAATTGGTCCTACTTCCGCTTCAACCTTGCGTACCTCTGCCCGAATTGGCGCGGCTTCGTCATTAAGAGTAGCAATGAGCTTCTGGTTGGCTTCAATGTCTTTGGCCAAAACATTACGATCACGGGACTGATTTCTCCGTACGCTGACTGCTTTGTCGGCACCTTTTTCATCTGTTGAGCGGCCCATGACTTGGTCAACTGCCTCATCCATTTGTTTGAGTTGCTTGCGGTTGGCTTCAATATTTTCTCGTGCGGTTTTGATTTTCTCATCATATATTGCTATCTTGCTTTGTACATCACCTGACACCAAGTTTTGATCATTATGTGCTTTAGAAAGATACCCGAATATACCTAATGATGTAATAAGAGAAAGAATAATAGTAGAACTTACAAGGTAATATCTAAAAAGTATTGGTGCTGTCTTCCAATTGCGATACAACCAAGATGCTGTAACTATTTTTGCAAGTTCAAGTGTACCACCCATCACGGCAATAGGGATTACAGCGGAGGAAAATATTGCCATTAACCCGGCAATAGAAAAATATGCTGCTACTGCTGAAAGCAAAAGCGCTGTAAGTAGTGTTATACCGACTGTAAACATTAGGATAACCTCACATGGGATCTCATCACCTTAACTGATATCCAAGAATTATACCATAGTTCTTTATTTTCTAACACTGCTCTGGTAAACTGCTCTTTCGCTTCTAGATAGTTTGCGGTACCTTTATTAGGACAGAGATGTATTATTGTGCGTTTGAAATTTTCTCTTCCCAGAGTTTCGACATCTGTTTTGAGCTCATCAGAAGAACTCCAATACTCTTTCCAGTCAGATTCGACTTTGTACGACTTACGTTTTTTATTAACTTGCTTTCGTTTGATAGACCAGAAAAATTTCTTTCCGATATATTTCCTACCAGATAACAAGTTTTCGATGATGTAGACAAATGCATAATATTCTCCAGGTTCATAATAAGGTTCATCATTGTAAAGCCAATCGGTCATTCGTAATCGTCCGATTCCTCTTCTTCTTCATTATCAATTTCACCGCCACAGAATGGGCAGAAATTCACTTCATAATAAGACTCATCTAGAGAATGTTTTATTTTAAAATCTGCGTCACAACTAGCGCAGCTATAATGGTTATTTGCCATTTGATTTTTTTAATCTTTCTGTTTCAGCACTAAACACGCGCTTACGTAATGCTGAGCTGCTGTAGGGATGATCTCTTAAATGGTAATGAAGTTCAATACCGTTATCAAGACACCATTGTTTACCAGTAAAATCTTTTGTCTTATATTCATCACCTAAGAATCTAATATCAATATGCTGGGTCTTTATCATATTCAATAGTTCTTCTTCTGTTGAATATACTAGTACCTCATCTACATACCTGCATGCAGATACTTGACAATACCTCTCATACATAGACTGGACAGGTTTATTTTTTGAATCTGGTCTATCAATTGTTGGATCCGTTTGAATAGCTACAATTAAATAATCACAAAAACGTTTTTCTTCTTTAAGCATGGTAACGTGACCGGCGTGGAAGAGATCAAACGTACTACAATTAAAACCTACTTTAGATTTGTTCAACATCAATATTACTCTTTTTAAGAAATTCAATACCAAAAGATTCACGGTATGTATTACGATAATATACCTTACTTATACCTGACTGGTATATAAGCTTGGCACAGTCTAAACAAGGTGCATGAGTAACAAACATTGCAGCGCCTAACCCAGATTCATTAGACCTGGCTAGTTTTGCAATTGCATTTGTTTCAGCATGCAAGACTTCAGGTTTTGATTTATAGTTTTCGTCTTCACAAACATTATCCCAACCTGAAGGCATACCATTGTAGCCAATACTTATCACTCTATTATCTTTGACAACGATAGCGCCTACTTGAAGACGCTTGGCACTAGACAGAGACGCATAGGTCTCTGCCACTTTCATATGTGCCTCAATATACTTTTGCTTCAAGCCGCTCTACCCCAAACATCATCCCATGTACCGCTG